CTGGCGACATCATCCGCGTGCAGCTGGCGCGTGATAACACCACCTACGCCAACTCGGTGCATGACTACCTCTACCAAGTGGAGCGCATCACCAAGACGCTGGCGGGTGATGTGAGCTATGAGGCCACGCACTTCCCGATCGACGACCAAGGCCGCAGCCTGATCGCATTGGATGTGGCTGCTGCTGTCGGCACCGGCATCATCTTGCCAAGTGGCCGCACCGGCGTGAGCTGTGATGTGAACTCCAGCAGCGATAACACCATCCCCGCTGAGACGTTCACGGCGGCTGATGGTGATGACCCACTGGAGCTATCACCAAGCGGTGGCGGCCTGGGCTTCAACGATTCAGCGCCGACTGGCGACACCGAAAATGCTGATGATGGCTTGGACTCTCCAGCGGCTGATACACCTTTTGCTGCATACCCTGCCGGCCTTGTTCAAAATGGATCGCTACTGAAAGCGCTTGATCCATGCCCCGGATCTGCGCTTAGCTCTGTCGTCTACTACGGCACGGATGCAGATGGATATAATGAAATTGTTGACATTGTGCAAGCCAGCGGAGACATTATTGTTGGCAGCTTAGACATTTCGGCTCTTTACCCAAATGGCAATTACCGTATTCGCAAAATCTATTATTGCGGTGATGGTAGCAGCATTGCCTATGGCGTCGATGTCCCGGCTCTGCCACCGGTAAGCAATCAACTTGTTTATACAGCGAATTACATCCGAACAGACAACAGCAGCAGCACCGTTGCAAGCTATTTTTATCCACCTTATTTAGTTGAGATTCCAGGGTCGTCAGCCTTTGATATATGGCGGATGGACAGTGCTGGTGATGAGTTTATAGGTGGAGGCGATATTGCAAGTCTCACCATGCGCGATCTTATCAGGCGGATCCCAGGCGAGCCTGATGAGTTAATCATTGACTACACCGCTGCGCCATGAATAACCGCCTTGCTATCTGCCAACTATGCCCGCACCTGGAGTTGCCGCTTTGGCGCTGCAAGGTATGCGGGTGCATGATGCAACTGAAAGCCCGCATTCCACAGGCAAAATGTCCTGAGGATAGGTGGCAGCGATGACAGTATTCCCCTCCCTAACGCCTGCCACACGCGCCTTCACGCCAGGTGAGTATCCGCACACGCCGTTCACCACCTACAACGGCCTGCAGAATCGCGTGCGTCATAGCAATGTGATGCTGAGCAGCTCAGTGCGGCTGAGTTTCATCGCCCTGGCTGAAGCTGACATGCTCAGCATCCTCAGCCACTACCAAGGCCGGTTCGGCAGCTTTGAGAGCTTTACCTTGCCGTCCAGCATCTGGAGCGGTGTCACCACCATCAGCGACTACGAGCTGACCAGTTACCGCTGGCGCTACACGGACCCGCCATCCGTGGATGACGTCTACTGCGGGCGCTATAACGTCGAGCTGGCGCTTGAAACCGTGCCGCCTGATGGCGCATTTGCCAGCGGCATAGAGCTGTTTGCTCGCTGCATACTTGCCGGCGGTGCCGCCGCCGCTGCCAATGGTCTGCAGCAGACGATCACGCTGACGCTAGATGCTGAGGGCTTTGTTGTTCCCGGCCTGGATGAGTCGATCACTGCCAGCATCGGCGCCGCCAATGGCATTGTTGCCAGTGTGACTGTATCCCTAGACGCAGGGATCCCCGGAGTAGATGGTAATGCGGTCGGCCTTGACGAGAGCATCACGCTATCCTTGGCAGGCGGCACAGCAACCGGCGGCACGGCAGCTAGCGACTACTGGTCCGACATGTCTGTGCAGCTATATGGCTGGGAATCGCTAGCCTATGTTGAATGGTGGGGCAACTAATTCATGGCAGCGCCGAACCTCAAGACTCCCACGACGATCACCGGCAAGACCGTGGGATACGCAGTAACCACCTCGATGGCTGCAGCGCTCAGCAATGGCGCCAGCAGCGGCAAGGTGCTAAAGATCAACTCGGTGTACTGCGCCAACGTGGACGGCACCGCAGCAGCTGACATCAGCCTGGAGCACTACAACGGCACGACGGGGTTTGCCATCGGCAAGACGATCACAGTGCCTGCTGATGCCACCCAGGTGCTGGTCACCCGCGAGGCGTACATCTACCTCGAGGAAGGCCACAGCCTTCGCGCACAGGCCAGCGCCGCCAGCGACCTAGAGCTGGTGATTGGTTACGAGGACATCAGCTAAACCGCTCTGACTACCACTCATCCGAGGATCAACCCATGGCCGTCACTAAGCAAACCTATACCGCAACGGCAACGCTAACCGCCGCGACTTTCTTTACGCAGCTTCGATCGGCGTTTATTGACGCGGGGTTGATGACCGAGTGGTACGACAATTTCACGAACACGCTTGAAAACCGTGTGATGGAAATTACCAATGCCGCTGGGACGTATGGCAAGACCTACTACTGGTTCATGGTTGGCGCTTCAGGCAACCTCCTCTATCAGGTTGCGACGGGCTGGACCGCTGGTTCTGACGTACCTTCCGGCACTCAGTATCTTGACTTTTTCGCCACAACAACAAACGCCGTAACCAACCATCGGCAACTTGTGGCCTTCAACTTTACCACTGACGTTAAGATCACTCGATACACAAGCGGCGATGTTAATTTCTTTGTAATCTCGCAAGGTGCCGTCTACAGGTGCTTCACCATCGTAAAAGGCAGCGGCTCTTTCCAGCCTTGGGTTGACTTCAGCAAAGGTTTTCTAAATCTGTTTTACGAGGTAAATACTGCCGCTAGTGGCCGTACGGGACAGGTCGGGTTTCAACGCTACTGCTCACTTCGCAGGGAGCTAGGTAGAGGCATTGCATTGAACGGGTCAACAACTGTGGGTGATTACACAGGAGCCACAGGTGGTTACACCTACGGTGCTGAATACGCATATCGCGGTCTAGGCAATGGCAGTAACGTGTGGTCTAACAACATAGATACTTTTCAGGAGCGGGGGAGCGCCATTATCTTGCCCATCGGATTTACCGGCACCAACGGCGCATACACTACAAACTCAAGTCCTGTATTTCACAGCCTGCCCTATTCGCAATGGATCACTACAACCATGGGCAGCGACTTCGGCGTGACCATGCTTTATACGGCAAACACGCTAGGCATCTACGACACAATCACCGTCTCCGCTGGCACCGAAGTTTGGGAGGTGATGGCGTTTACAAACAACGCAACGATCACCACGGGCGCTACTCCTGTCATGTTGGCTCGCACCACCTAACTCATGGCCAATTTCAACCAAACACCATCGGGGCAAACGTCGATTGATTTGGTCCTGCCAAGCCTTGCCTTTGGCGTCAACGGCACCGGCACATGGGATCAACCGAACTACGCCTGGGGCGGCGGCAACACAGTTACCTTGACCTTAGGTGGCGCCGGCACCACCACAAACCTGCTCACCCCCGCTGCGCTACTCGGCAAAAACGCATCTGTATCGACTTCGAGCGCAAACGGAATGTGGACTCTGCGCGACCAACTCGCAGCCAAGCGTGCCAGCGCATGGCCATGAGCCCCATTAACCCGAAGCTGGAAACGATCGACTGGGATGGCAGCGCCTTTGTGGTGCGCCCCTACAGCTTTGATGAACTGCAAACGCAGTACGCCAAGGTCCGCCAGCAGCGCATCGAGCTGCTCAAGGCCAGCGACTGGACGCAGATTGCCGACTACGACCTCGGCGCCGATCGTGACGCCTGGGCCGCCTACCGCCAGGCCCTGCGCGACCTGGCCGATGCTGCCAACCCGTTTGACATCACCTGGCCAACACCACCGGCCTAGACTGATCTCAACGCAGGTACATCATGGCTTCCCTGATCTACAACTCAGCCGTTGATGACATGGCCCGTGGTGCCATCGACTTCGACACCGACACCTTCAAGGTGATGCTGGTCACTTCGTCCTACACGCCAAACAAGGACACGCACGACAAGCGTGATGATGTCACCAACGAAGTCAGCGGCACCGGCTACACCGCTGGCGGCGTCACCAGCGCCTGCACCGTCACCAAGGACACCGCCAACGATCGCGTCACGCTCAGCTTTGCCGCTGTGAACTGGGCCACCAGCACCATCACCGCCAGGGCTGCTGTGATCTACAAGTCACGCGGCGGTGCCAGCAGCGCTGATGAACTGGTCTGCTACGTCGATTTCGGCGGTGATGTCAGCAGCAGCTCTGCAACCTTCAGCCTGGGCAGTAGCACCATCACGCTGCAGAACTGATGGCCACCTTCCCGGCACTGGAGCCGGTTACACGCCGCTACAGCATGGGCACCTTCCCTGTCACCGAGGAACGCGGCTTCGGTGGTGGCAGCGTCCGCTTCCGGCATGGCACCACCGCCTACAGCCACAACCTTGAACTGAGCTTCGCTGCACTGACGCAATCACAGGCCAAGCTGCTGCGTGATCACTACCGCGAACAGCAGGGCGGCTACATCGCATTCCCGCTCAGCACTGAAGCGTGGACCGGCCACACCAGCTTTACCGATCTGGTGCCAACCTCTACGCACTGGCGTTACGCCGCACAGCCGCAGGAAGACCACCTATCCGCCGGCTATGTAAACGTCTCGATCAGCCTGATCAGCGTGCCAGCTGTGGTTGCTGCAGCATCTTCCGGTCTGGCCTCCACCGTCACAGCCACCCTGGCGGGCGGCGCAGCATCGGGTAGCTAACCTGAGATAGCGATTCACGCCAGCTATGGCACCTACTCCCGAGGGGATCACCAGCGTTGCCATAACGTTGCTGGCTGGCTCCGAAATCCTCAGCCTCCTGCCAGGCGTTAAGGCCAACGGCTGGGTTCAGTTGATCCTCGGCGCACTGCGTGGCATTGCATCCCGCAAGCGGTGACTGAGCCAACGCACGGCGAGATCCTCCGCGCCATCGGCGTGCTGGAAGGCCAGCTGAAGCAGCTGCTTGATGCCGCCATCTCCGACAAGACTGAGCGGAGCGGATTAGGCGTCCGCGTTGGCCGACTGGAGACGCGCATGGCGCAGGTGGTGATCCTTGCCGTTGTCGCCGCCATGCTCAGTCCTGTCATTTGGTCCGAGATCAAGAGCGCATTCAGTTATCGGCAGCCAGTACCGCAGCACCTGCAAAGACCATGACGCAGCTCAGGCTGGTTGATCTGTTCCGCTACTTCAAAGGGCTGCCGCATCAGCTGGCGGCGATTAGCGAACTGGAAGCTGCAATCGGTCCGCGCCCTCTGAGCCGCGATCAGCCATGGTTCAAGACATGGAGTACAGCCGGTGTGCAGACCGATCTGGCCGATGCGATCCAGATCATCAAGGAGTTCGAGGGCTGTCACCTGAGCGCCTACCCTGATCCGTTAAGCGGCGGCGATCCGTGGACGATCGGATACGGCACCACGCGCTATGGCGCTGGCGATCCGGTCAAGCGCGGCGACAAGATCAACGTCATCGAAGCTGACATGCTGCTCCGCCTTGAGGTGGACCGCA